TATGTTTGTACGACTTATACTTTCATCTATTTAGATACACAAGAATTATTTTCTTTTTATTTCGATGAATATGATAAATTTGTATGTAAACTTTAAAATTAATTCACTAAATTTGTAATTATGAAAAAATTATTATTAATACTATCAGCTATAACTTTTCTATCATGCTCAAACGATGACACTCAACCTAATTGCAATTGTAATGCATGGGTAAGATTAGAAGGTAATCCAGTTAGAGAAGTAATGCCAGTTGAATTAAATTGTGAAACAAATCAACCTATTAATTTGCCAGACTGGTATACTTTTTTAGGTTGTGATAACGATAATACTCCGTAAATTATGGCAAGACCAAGTGAATATAATATAGAAATATGTAATGAAATTTGCGAAAGGATTGTTTTAGGCGAACACATAAAGCCTATTTTAGATTCAGATGATAAATTTCCAACATTCCCTACTTGGTGTAAATGGAAAAGAGAACACGACGAATTATTTAACCTGTACACACGAAGCATACAAGATAAAGCCGAAATGTTAATCTTTGAAATTAACCAAACAATGCAAGATGTTAGAACAGGGATTTTAGACGCTTCACAAGGAAGATTGATAATTGACACTTACAAATGGATGGCTTCTAAATTCTATCCTAAAATGTTTGGAGATAAAGTTGATGTTACTTCTGGAGACAAACCAATTCAAGTCGCTCCACCACAAATAGTTTTTCAAGCTCCTAAAGAAGAAGATGAGTAATGTTGTTGTACATCCAAAATACTATCCTTTATTTGAATTATTAGAAGGTAAACATGCCGAAGTCGATACCGTAATTATAACAGGTGGTCGATATTCGGCAAAATCTTTTAATATAGGGTTGTGGGCAATAATTGGATTAGTAAATTACGATTATTCTGTACTTTTTACACGTTATACAAACGTTTCTATTGTAGATTCGATTAAACCAAACGTAGATGATAAAATCGAATTATTGGGTTATAATTCATTCGTAAACAATACAAATACTCACATAGAAAAAGGTAAAGAACGCATTGCATTTAAAGGGATAAAAACAGGCTCAAGTCAACAAACAGCAAATTTAAAATCATTAGAACAATTTAACGCATTTGTTGTTGATGAAGCCGATGAGATGCCAGATTATGAAACGTTTGAAAAAGTGTTTTTGTCGATTAGATCTTTAAGCAAAAGAAATATTACTATTTTATCTTTGAACCCTTCAAGTGTTCAGCATTGGATATTTAAGAAATTCTTCAAAGATAAAGGTTTAAAAGGGGGCGAAAATGTAATTGTAGATAACGTGCTATACATTCATACTTCTTACTTAGATTTGCCTAAAAAATTAGTTCCTGATAATATTTTATCTTACTACTCAAAATTAAAAATAGACAATCCTAAAAAATATAATCACGTAGTTTTAGGACAATGGGTTGCTGAGGTTGACGGTCAGGTACACAAAGCGTTCAAGCAAATATCTTATAATGAATTTTTAAATATTGATGCAATTACCCATAGTTCGATTGATTTTGGAGCAAGCGACCCAATGGCTATATTGGATTGGAAATTTGTTAGCAAAGGCGAAAACGATTATCATTTATATTTTCACGAGCGTTGGTATGATTCAGAAAATGAAACAATAGACAAAATGCCAGAAGAACACAAAGAACTTTACAAAAAGACAGACGGTGGAGTTTTGCTTTACATTATGAATCAATTACAACATGATAAAAATCGTTTTACTATTTGTGATACTGGAGGAAGCTCTGACAATTATGCAAGTAATAATTTTAAAATAGCTACATTAAAGAACAGCGGTTATAATGCCGTTCCAGCTCAAAAGTTCTCCGGTTCTATTCATTTCGGAAATGAATTACTAAAAAATATAAACGTTTACTACACAAAAGAATCTGAAAACATAGATTTTGAAGTGCATAACTATACACTTGATTCAGATAGGGAAGGTTTTATCGAAGGTAAATATATTGACAAACATAACCACACAATCGATACGATGCGTAACGCCGTTATCTATTTGTATAAAATCGGACTAATTAAATTAATTATCTAATTTTTATTTGTTCTAAATAAAAATTTATATATTTGTAAATAAATTTTATTATTAATGGGTTTATTCTCTTGGTTTGGTTCAAATAGAAATAACATTTTATCAGTAGAGCGTGATAGAAGTGGCAACTTCTTTTACACTCTTTTTGATGGCAAATCAAACGCTAAAAAACACAAAACTATTCAAGCGTATAACCAAACTTACGCACTTCATAGGGTTATTGATTTAATTAAAGATACTGCTAAATTAGCTAACATTAACCTATACGAAAATGGAAAATTAAAAACAACTAATTACCTTTATCAAGTTAAACAAAAACCAAATCCTTATCAAACGTGGACCGATTTCGTAGAAGAATTTGTTTTTTGGTACTCTTTAGGAAATGTTTACTTTTGGAAGCCGAATACTACATTTGCAGAAAATCAAAACTATTACTTTTTAGATTGCTCAAAGTTTGATGATGATACAATTAAGAAATTTAAGAAATTTGGTAAAAAACTAAGTAATCAAAATTCAAACGAGTTTTTAAAAGAGTTTGGTAATCATATTATCAAATACAAATATTCAGATAATGAAACTCAAAACATACCATTAAAAGAAGTTATTGTTATACCTTCTGGAATTAATACTGATTCATGGTTTTTAGAGAACAACAAAATTGAAGCTATACAAAAACTTATTTCTAATTCAGAAGATACACTTGATTCTAAAAATATCAATATTCACTTTAGTAAAAAATATGTAGCGTATCAAGGCGTTAACAAAGATGATTTAGCACAGCAAATTACAGGTTTAGGAAAACAAGAGCGTGAAGATATTAAAGGTAGGGTAATGTCAAAAGACCCTTTGCATGTTTCAGGCTCTAATAATCTTGAAGTAAAGCGTTTTATTGATAACCTTAAAAACTTAGGTTTTGATGAAAGTTTCTTAAATGATTATTTGCTTATCGGAATGTTTTTTAATGTTCCTTTGGAAATATTAGGCGACTTTTTACGTGGTAAAGGTTTGTCAAGTCAAGGCGATGCAAAAGAAAAAGCTATGATTCAATTTGTAGATATGTGTTTGATGCCTATTTTACAGAAGTTAACAGATGTTTTAGAATTGAAACTAAACGATAATCAAGAGGTTAAAGCTGAGTTTACGCATTTGTGGTTTATGAAGGTTGCTGTTAAACAACAGGCGGAACAAAGAAAAGCCGATTTAGATGCGTTAAAAATAGCTAAGGATTTAGGATTAGACGAATCAAAAGTACAGGAACAACTTAATATTATTTATAATGGGAATTAAAGAAATTAATCAGTTGTTGAAAGACAAAAATATAACTCCAGAATTTCGTAAAATGTTGGAGGAGAAAAAAGAAATATTGTTACACAATAAAGTAGTTAAGAAATGATAGTAGTAAAAGAGTTTCCGGATAAAGAGTTTGAAACTAAAGAGGATCTATTTAAAGCACTTAAAGAAAATAAGCATTCTTTGATTTCTTTAAAAAAGTCTATTGAAAAGCGTGCTGATTCAATAAATTATGTTAATTCAATAAACAGCGATTTAACAGCTAATAAAGAAGAAAACGGAACACAAACAGAAGTTAAGAAACTACAAGTAAAGGTGATTATCAATACTACTAATTTTATAGATTCTCACAACGATTTGCATATTAACGGGATTTGGAATAAATCAGTTTCAGACAATGCAAATAAAGGCTTTTTACATTTACAAGAGCATGATAGAGATTTTGATAAAGTTATTAGCGATAATGCAAAAGGGTATGTAGAATCTATTACATGGAAATCAATCGGGTTTCCCTACAATGGAAAAACAGAAGCTTTAATTTTTGATAGTATTATTGAAAAAAAACGCAATGAGTTTATGTTTAAACAATATTCTAATGGATGGGTAAAAAATCATTCGGTAGGGATGCGTTATGTAAAGATAGATTTAGCTATAAATTCAGAGAGTGAATGGGATAAAGATGAGAAAGAGTTATGGGACAAATATTATCCAGTTGTAGCCAATAAAGAAGTAGCCGACGAAAGAGGTTATTTTTGGGTTGTAAGTGAAGCGAAAATTATTGAAGGTAGTGCGGTTGTTATG